CCTTTGGCAACCGTCAGTTTTCGCTGATTTTCATTAACACCCTCTGGGCGCAGTACAATTCAGAGATTGCTTATGACTTTGCGGCTGGGCTGTATGATGCACAACAGTATGTCCTGAGCAATCCTGATGAATCGCGGTTGATCGTTTCGCAGTATACCGGACTCTCAATTGAGGACATTCCCGCATACTACTTTCAACCAGACGGTGCGGTTATTCCAGAGGATATAGAATTCTGGCTGGATTTCATGCGCAGACGCGGTGACTTGCCCGATACTGCGCACTGGGTGACAGCAGACATGATCGGCACGAATGTGCTTAACCCTGTGCTGGGGAGCGCGCGTTAATCTCCCTCCTGAATATAGGGGCATGGTACAGCCGTGCCCTTTTTACTTTTTACTGCATTCTGCCTTAAAATTGCACATAAAGGAATTACACGATGGACGAACAAAAAGCGCTCCCTGCTGGAAATTCCAGCGCGCGGGGAAAGACTGGCCCGAAATTTACGGACTATCAGCGCCTGCTGATTGAAGAAATTGCATGGAAAGCGCACTGTTTAAAGCGCATGTCACAGCACGAAATTGCCCAGCTCCTGTTAACTGATTATGGGATCATTGTCGATAGAAGCACAATTTCCCGCTCTTTGAAACGTGCCGCAGGGCGTGTCATTGACGCCAACAAAAAACGAATCGAGGATATGAAAGCCGCGCAAACAACCACCTTAGAGCACATTGCGCGCGAGTCGTTAGAAGCATGGGAAGCAAGCAAGGCACACCGTAAAAAGGTATCCCAAAAACGCGAGGAACTTGCTGGGGCTGCGACTCAAGGTTCAGAGCTTTCAGGTTTGACCACGACGACCACCGTCGAAGAAGAAATAGGCGATACTGCATACCTGAGAGAAGCGCGCGGTGCGTTAAAGGATATACGTGACATCTGGGGCGTAGGGCGTTCGGATTCAGGGGATGCGGTTGATGGAAAGCTTGTGGTTGAAGTGCGCCGCGCTCCCCCTGCGCCATTCCCTGTAAACCCAGCCGACAAAAAGCCGGATTCTGCGCAACTTTCCCAGATTGCAGAAATTATTGAGGATTGATCGTGCCGCGTAAGGTTGTTTTAGAGCTTCCTACACTACACCCCGCACAAACTGAAATTGTGCGCAGTCTGAATCGCTTTACCGTGCTGCGCTGTGGGCGTAGGTTTGGCAAGACGGAAGTCCTGAAAGAAATCATTATTCAGGACTTGCTGGACGGAAAATCAGTCGCCTATTTTACCCCAACCTATCGTATGGGTAGCCCCGTGTGGAAGTCGCTGGTGAGTGTGCTTGCTCCGATTACCGCACATGTGAACAATGGCGAACGCTCCCTCCGTCTGCACACTGGGGGATTGTTGGAATGCTGGTCGCTCACGACGAACACCGCGCAATCAGTACGCGGTAGAAAGTATCACCGTGTCATGCTGGATGAATTCGCTTTCATCCGTGACGGACTCACGATATGGGAGGAAACTATATCGCCCCTGCTGACCGATTATGCAGGAGATGCGGTGTTCGCATCAACGCCAAAGGGCAAAAACAGTTTCTACAGCTTAAGCCGATTCGGAATTGACCCGCTTTATTCTCAGTGGACTGAATTCCATAAAACAACCTTTGACAACCCCTATATTCCTAAGTGGGAGCTTGAGGACATTCGCAAGAATCGCCCTCAGCGCGTATTTGAGCAAGAGTACCTTGCCATTTTTGGCGATGATGCTGGGAGCGTGTTCAGAGGTGTTGAGGCTGCGAGTGTGCTCACTGGAACTTTTGAACCCATTACAGGTCATCGTTATATCGGCGGTATCGACTGGGGAAGGGAGGACGATTTTACAGTGCTTACGATCCTTGACGCACACGACATGCGCCAAGTCGAGTCGGTGCGTTTTAATGAAATCGGCTGGACAATACAGCGGGATCGTATCATACGTTTACACGAAAAATGGGGAGTCCAGAATTGGATAGGAGAGGCAAATTCTATTGGTGGCCCAAACGTCGAAGCATTGCAGGACGCGGGGATTCCAATAACCCCCTTTATGACGACTGCGCAGAGCAAACGCCCTTTAATCGAATCACTTGCCCTCGCGATAGAGCGTGCAGATATTCAGCTCCTGAAAAATGATTTACAGATTTTCGAGTTACAGGCGTATACTTATAAAAGTTTGTCGGGGGGTGGTTATTCCTACAGCGCACCTCTGGGAATGCACGATGACACCGTCATATCACTTGCCCTCGCGTATCATGGAATCGCACACGGAACAGCGCCCCTAAGGCTGGGAAAGGTTCGCCGGAAATGGGAAAAACACAACGAAACATCCACAACTATGCGGTTGAAAGGCCGCAGAAAGCGCGGAGCGTAAAGCGCGCAAGTCATCAGGGGCGCTTTGAACGTATGCAAAATGCCCTCACGAGTCTGTTTACCAGAGGAACACAAACCGCTTCCGAAATGATAGGCTCAATTCGCCGTGTCATGTTCAAACTGCGTAATGTCTATACGGTGTATCCTACGGTGGACGTGGGCACAGTCGATTATCGTTTTTACGACAGGGCACGGCGCGGAGTCGCGCGTAATCTGGAAATTGCAGGAGCGTTGCTTAAGCCGCTCAACTCCAAACTGGCGAGTTGGATTCTAGGGCGTCGTCCTACTCTGCGTATTGAACATGCATACACCCAGAAAACGATAGGCGCATGGTTTGAAAAATGGTTTCCTAAAGTGCTCACTGCAATTGAGGAAAGTTTAGCGCTGGGGGATTCCTATATCATCGCGTACATTGAAGACGAAACGATCAAGCTTTCGATTGTTCCTCCTGATAGCGTGACTCCGCTGGTCGATCCTCAGGACTTCAGCCGTATTGTAGGATGGCGCGTGACCCAGACGTATCAACACCCGACTGAGCAATTGAGTACGCAGACCATCATTGACGACTACACGCCCACGCTGCGCACCCGCACCATTTTGCAGGGAGGGGCAACCGTCAGTATTCAGCGCTTTACCAACTTGCTTTCGCGCGTCCCTGTCATTCACATTGCGAACAACAAAGGGACTGACGAAGTGTTTGGGCGTCCTGAGGCTGAAGCGTTAGTACAGTCGCCCAATTCCGTGTTACACCGCTATAACGAGGTACTTGACGCAGGGATTACAGGGAATGTGCGTGCTGGTCGTCCCTTGCTGGCTGTGGAAAAAATGGGCGATGCTGCGGCTGTTGATGCATTCTGGGATCGTTATTCAACCCTTGAAACCACCGAAATGCCCGATGGCACAACCGAGTCGGTTGAGGTCATTGACATTGACAGCGATCAAGTGATTACCTTGCCCGGCAATGCTGAAATCAATTTTAAATCTCCTGCGTCAAGCTCCGGTGATGCGTCGCGTTATCTGGAAATTCTGTTTTATCTGTTTGTACAGCACACGGAGATTCCAGAATTTATTCTGGGCACTGCTATCACAGGGAGCAAGGCAAGCGCAGAGGAACAAATGCCCCCCTTTGTGCGCTTTATCGAAAAACGTCAAGGGTACGCAGAAGAATGGATGTATGAGCTTATCGCAGTGGTTCGTGAGCTGTTTTCTTTGTTTGACCCTAAAATCGACTTGATTGCTCCCCTGCGTATTGTCTGGGAAACACTCACGACAAAGGATGGACGCCTTACGTTGGATACAATCAACTGGGCATTTAGCAATGGGCTAATGGACGAAGAAACAGCGGTCATTCTTATGCCTGTCGATGTGGAAGACCCGCGCGCAATGCTTAAACAGGCACGCAAGGAACGCGAGGAACGTGATTTGAAGTTTGCCCAGCAGCAGGCAGACCTACAAGCCGCAGCGCAAAACTCTGCTGCTCAGGAGGCCAATACCGTAGATAACCCGCAAGATACACAGGGGAACAACGCTGACAATACACAGGATACCGCACAGAATGACCAACAATCAGCCGCATAGGTTTAGCCGTGTCATGCTCCGCAAGGGAGATGCTTATTCTCAGGTGCTGGGGCATGACATTGTACTCATTTCTCAGGGCGGGCGTTTTCCCTTTCGTGTGTGGATTGTTTATGAGGGGAAGATTGTTTTTACATGGCGTTATTACAGCTCTGAAACAGCGCTCCGTGCCGCAGAAACACTTATCAGGAGTTCTTATCAGCGGAGGGCTGGTATATGGCAACTATTGCAAGCGCAAGAATCATAGATGTACATCAGGCAAGGCTTATTCCCCAGCTTGACGCGGTGTTCAAAATTGCCACAAATCAGATTAGTGCTATCCTGATTAACGCGGCTGGGGGCAAGGATCAAAAAATCCCTGCTGCGCAGCGTACAGCAGTACGTGAGCAAGCTTCAAAAGCCGTGCTTAGTGTATTCTTGGCGCAGGATAAAGCGTTCGCGTCGGATGGTGTGACTCCGCTTGCTCCCTTCCCCAGATTATTAAATCAGGAGATTGTGACCGTAAGCGCAGAAATCGTCGCCACACATACGCGTATGCTCCGCAAGACCGTGCCCAAAGATATACAGGACTTGCTTAAGATTCGCACCCGCTTTGTTAAAAACACGGTATCGACACAAGAGGTCTTTTCCCCCCTGTATGCCGCGCTCCGCATTTTTGCCGTGAACCCCCTCGCACAGTATGAACCTGCACATACATGGGTAGACCCTGCTGGATACCGCTTAAGTGATAGGATATGGAATACAGGCTACCGCACCCGTGCGCGCATTGACCAACTGCTGAACGATGGCATTAACAACGGCACATCTGCGCTCCGCTTATCGCGTCAAGTGGAACAATTCCTCTTGCCCAGCCGCGCCCCCCTCAGGACTAATCGCCCCTATGGGACTGACGCGTCATTCGATGCCATGCGTCTAGCACGTACTGAGATTCAGCGTGCGGCTGCGAACGCAAGTTTGATTGCAGGGCAGCAGAATCCGTATGTTTCAGGAATGGACTTTGCCCTTTCGCCCAGTCATCCCAAAGTCGATATTTGTGACCCTCTTGCAAGCATCGGGGTAGGGGGAGGAAGAATCAAAGCGGCTTATCCCTTTGGCGCAGTGCCTGTGCCAGTGCAGGATACACACCCCCAGTGTTTATGCAGATTACAGCCGTATACGGACCGTGCGAGTTTCCCGCGCGTCACCCAGCTTTGGCGCGATGCCATGCAAGACTCGCTTTCCAATAATGTCTATGCAAGCCCTACCCCTTTAGCCGGATATGATTTTATGCTCTGGCTGTTAGGGACTGCGCTTTTAATCCAATTTAGAGATGCCGTGCTCCGTATTTTCGATTAACCATTCCCGCTTTACTGGAACATCCCTCGTTTCCGGCAAGTCTGTTGCGGCAATGTCGGAATCCTCCCCAAACAGATGTAAAAAGCGGTCACGATTATGGGTGCGCATTTCAGAGGGGGCGGTGATTGCAGGGCGCGCCACAAGGCTGTACGCAGCTCCCCATGCGCGAATAGGGAGCGTGATTCGCACATCGCCCTGAATATGACTTGTAAGGTAATCTCCGTCTGCGTATCGGACTGTCGTTTCCGTGAATCGCCCAGAGTATGCATAAATGAGCACATATGCACTGCTGTACTGATAAAGCACAAAAAGCAGCGGTTGTTTTAAACGAGGAACTTCAACCGTGCCGAATTCCGTCCAGCGCAGCATTCCGAATTCAACCATGTTGTTTGCTTTTTCGCCTCATATTATCGACTGTTGCGATGACCGCGCGTGCCTGCATTCCCGCTTTCCAGAATGACCAACTTATTATAAGCGCTTTCTCAGGGGTTAAGCTACTCGTCAAGACTCGCGGTGGCTCTTTTTCTGGGGCATTATCGGCAATCGTTTTTAACACCCCCCTGAGCATCAACACTTGTTCCTCTAAACTCGAAACACGTTTAATAAGCTCCACTTCCGAAATTCCCGCGTTAACGGCTTTTTTCTGCGTTTTGTTCAGTCGCATGTATGTTTCCTCCTGATTAAACAGAAAACCCCGTCAGCGGCTTGCTGGCGAGGGCTGGCGGCTATGCCTGCTATGTTCCTCTGATTAGTTATTCGTGCTCTGCGTCAACGGTTTTATTCCCGCGCATTATAGAGCATCCATTCGATGAGATACCCTATTGTTTCGTCTGGGGAAAGGGTGGTCACATCATAATCGTGTTCCTGAAACACCTGCACAACATCGTCAAGGGTTAACACTGCATTCCCCAGAGGAAGCGCGTCAAGTGCCTTATCGTGCTGTGCTGGAATGCTCCGCGCTTTAAACGTGACAATCGTGTGGCTGGGGCTGTCCACATAAGTAACCGTGTTCCCTAGCAGGATCAGCATGGAGTGTTTGCGCGGGAAAATGTGCCCAAACAGCTCCCCCCCGAATCGCGTTCCGTCAATCCTCATGTTTTATCTTGTTCCTCCTGAAACAGCAGGGTAAGCGGATTCACCGTATGCTCTAAAAACATTTTCATGATACCCAAAACCATCTCCTCGTTTCCCTCTGCGTTCGCTTTTAAAAATTCGGTCATTGTTTGCAAAATGACTGCATACCAGTCTGCGCCAACGCCCTCTGATTTGAGGTTATAGATAATCTCTACGCGCATCCAGTAACAAAGGTTGTGTGTTACCTCGGACGCCTTTCCCTCATTGCAGGAAATGACGAGCAGCAGTGCGAGGTATTCCCCTATGCGATACGTAGGAAAAGAAAAACGATTTTCTAACAGGGTAATCACAAATGCCCGTGTGATATTGCTTATCGCACGATAGATGTGTAGTACGTATTTCCCCGTGTAACCGTTGATCTGCTGTTCGTCGCGTTGAGTTGTTTTGAGCGAAAGGTACAGCATAAACAGTTCCCCCAGCCAGCTTATGAACCGCAGCGGCTTACGCTCAATCTGAAAACGCGCGTCACGAGGAAGCGCAACGTTATGTACTGTGCTCACTAAATACCCTTCAAAGAGTGTCATAACTGGGCCATTGTAATAGCCGTTGGGGTTATAGTGAAAACGCAGGGACTCGTTGATTTCTGTCATTTCCTGTACGTTTTTGGTCACGTTACCCGCTCCCCCCTGTTATCTCTCTGCGCTTTTTCCATTCGCTCCTGAATATCTCAATAAGCGCATCAACCCTGTTGATGACTGCTGCCGCTTCCACATGCTGCGCTCCGTGTGCGCTCCTGTAATCGGTTGATTCTTTTGCGCAGAAGTCTAGCACATTCCTCAGGAAAGCAGCGGCTGTTAGCAGATGAGTGTTTACCGAATTCTGATAAATAGGGAGTCTTTCACGGAGTACCACCTGCTTAATGATATACAGAATGTCATCGGTGAGCAGCGGGTAATCGTAAAGCGCAATGAGTAGCATTGCAAAATTCACATCACGGGTTAAGACTAATTCGTCCATCGGGCAAAACATAAAAAAGAGTGCCGCGCGTGTTGCGAGTATTTCCGAAAGGGATGAAAGTAAGTTCCCTGCAAGTCCTATAGTGTAAAGCGGAATATGCGCTACCGCATGTATTGTTTCAACAGGAAAGCACAAAAAATGTTCCTCCCCCGCTGGCATGTTTAGCGCGGAATCTCGCACAATGCTTTGCGCACGATTCATGTTGTTCCTCCTATGTGTGTGTAAAGTTAATTCCCCGCTATCCCCGTTCAGATTCTAGCTGTTTTGCAATCGCGCTCTGGGCTGTTTGTACTTTCTCAAGTGCTCCCTGAACGTCATTTGCATGTAAGCGCTCCTGTATCAGAGCAAGCCGATTGTTAGTAATGCCCATCAAATTAACCATATCGGCATAACGCGCTTCCAATTCAGCAATCAGCTTTTGCTGTTCTGAAACAGCGCGGGAAGCAGCGCCAAACAACGCAGCGCTGGGGTAAACCTTATCCTCGCGTGTGTCTGCGTCAAACCGCTCCCATTGCCTATTTAATCCACTTAGTGCAGAGCGTGCCTGCATACGTAATCTGTACAACATATCCCCTCCGTGTGTGGATTCCGAACGGTTCGGAATCCCCCCCTATGATAACACGAATAACAGTAATTAGCAATAAATGGTTAAGAAATAACACAAATGATAAGATATATTATCAAAGAGTAATTTTAAAATGTGGGGCGAACCACGTATTGCGCGTGGTCTGCCAGAATGTGCACTGTCTTAATGACTGTGGCCAGCAGTCCTATACCCAGCCTTGTCAATTCTGAATCGCTTTTATTGCGAGAATGCAGAGTAGACTTTACTTGCCCCAGATGATTTATCACTCGTTGTTGATTATACGGTATACGCTCCCATAAGAGCACCCGAATTGACGCGCAATCTGTTTGATCGAATCCCCCGCTTCAAAACTGGCGCGCATGTCAGCGCGGGTTTGCTCTGGGATCGCGCGTGGTCTTCCTCCGTGCTCTGTGTATACCTCGCGAGTGGGAACAAGCTCCCCCAGTCGATAGTTAATGCCGTGCGCTTTCAGTACCTGCGTCACGCGCTGCCGCGAAATGCCCAGCGTTCGGGCAATGTCAGCAGGCTTTATCCCCTGAGCAATGTATTCCAAAATGTAGTGTGTGTTGCGCTTTTCCATGCGAGTCCCTTTCTGCGCTCCGTGCGCAGTCTGATTACCCTTTAAATGCGTCAAGGTTTTCGATAAGTAACGCGAGTTTTACCCGCACCCGCTTAAGGTCAAGCAGCAAATTTTCCGATTCCCGCATGGAAAGGTAATCACTGCCTATACATGCGTCAAATTTCGTTTGCAGCATTCGGATAGTGGAAATTAACTCCTGCGCTTTTTTTGCTGTTTCTTCGTCAATGTGAATATCCATGTTGTTCCTCCCTACTCTGAGAAATTAGGAGTTTCCCCGCTGAACTGGTTGAGATAGAGATAAGCGTCAATCGCCAATGACGCATTATCAAGATAGGCAATGCGCTCCTGCTGTGCCTTGCTCCGGTGTGCTCCGGTGCGTCCTTTGTATGCACGTTTCCCCAGTCGCAGATTGAACACGTTGACGCCTATATCTTCGTCGCGTTCTACGATCCAGCCTACACTGAACAACGCACCCATTAAACGCTCTTTTGCGGCATTCTGCATAAGGGTAAGCTCTTGCTCCCCTAGCCCGTCCTCCTGTTGATAGCGGAATCCGTTTTCGTGCGTATCAAGGTAACACGCCCCCAGCATTGCCATTTCTTCTAATGCCGCGCTAAAGCTGATGACCTGCGATTCGAGGTATTCTTCATAGGTCATTGGTTCGGCTTGCTCACTCGCGATTAACGCGTAGGCTGTGCGCAGTGCGTTATTCATTTGCTCCCCTCCTGAGCGACTTTAACCATTGGATTCCAACCGCGATGACCTGAATCAGCTCTGCCTGTACTTGCTCCGGTTCATGTTCGATGATTGCCCTCGCGACCTCCCCTACTTCCTCAATCAGGATGGTCAACCATTGACGGTGGGGCATAATACGGTTTGCCCCCCATTTTTTATCCTGAGCTTTCAGCTCCGCAACAATCAGGGAAAGTACGTCATCGTTCACAGCGCTGCTCCTATGAGCTGTTTAGCCTTAATCCATTGGCGCAGCTCAATACGCATGATAGACAACGCCTGTAAACAATTACGCTCTGATTGCAGGGACTTTGGCAGAGCGGTTTTTGTGAGGATCGTATACAGCGCCTGCTGGGGAAGCGGCTTTTCAAACTGCGCTGCGACTCGGATAATGGTTCGCAGGGAGTTGTAACGCTCCTGAGCTTCCCCCTCCCCTTTGCTTTGTTCGATTCGGTCAATCAGAAATCCAACGTTGGTCAATGTGACTCCTCCGTAAAAATCAGGGATTCCGGCTTTTTCCCTGAGAACAAGCTCAATCGCGCTTAACGCTTCTTCTGTCGAAAGCGGTTCATAGATGTCAAGGTAGTCTCTGCACATACGCATGAGCTTTAACTCAGTCGATATGGCATCGCTGTAAATCCAGCGGTCAATCAGCTCAGGCTTATTGTTTTTGTTTGACATCTATGTTTTTTAGTTTGATGGAAATTAACACAGAGCTGGGGCGAAATCCGGTGCGAGATACGTACTTGCACGCGCTGAACGTCGCCATATCGCCATTAAACGGTTTGGCAGTCGATAGGTCAAGAATGTAATACTGCGCTTGTCCGGTTAATCCGTACAATTCTGCGGTGGCGATAAGCTGTAAAGCGGTTGCTATCGCTTCCCCCTCTGTGTCAAAGGGTTTGCCGCGCAGCCAGTTTGAATACGGTTGATAGATAGAGAATCTTTGCATTGCGCTCCCTATACCTTATGCTCAGGAACGTGTACAAAGAGAATGAACCTTAGCCGTTCAAAGACTGTGAACATCTCCTGCTGCGCCATCGTGGAATCCCAGCCCAGCGATTTGCCAACAGCGCTCACAGGATCGTTTTGTATTTCCCCTCGTTTTGCCGCTTCATAATACCCCCTGCAACCCACGTCATTGCCCTGCATTGTGCTGTGGTGGCACTGCTGCACTACGCCATGTGTTTCCCAGTGCGTTTTCAGCTCCTGAAACCTTTCTGCTGACACTGGACTCTTGCTGCTAAAAATACAGGTTGAACATAGGCGGTCATTAACCCTGTATCCTGCTGACTGTTTAAGGTTTGGCACTTCCCCTCCTGTGTAGTGTGCGAGTTATGCGAGTGTACAGAAACGAAATGAGCTTATTGGATAAGCTCATTGTAGCACGTAGTATAGTATTTTGCAACCTTGAATTCCCCCTGAGGGGTTATGCCCCCTTTCTCCCTATCTGATTCTGGGTGAAAAACCGGAAAGGGCATTCGCCCAGTTCCTGCGCCACCAGCTTTGTGGCGTAATCAGTCGCAGGAAATCCCGCATCGCGAGGGGTTTCCCCTACGAATTCCAGAGCGGAGTCATGATCGACTCCCCATGACTTGCCCACTTTGCGCAGTAGTGCGACTGCGTAAGTATAGCCCCCCGCGCGCTTCCATGAAACAATGCTCAGGCGGGTGGTGCTGTTCACAGAAAAGCGTGTTACTGTAGTCATGGGAAAACCCTTTCCGGTTGTGTAAGTGCTCACTCAATTGGAGCAAACTTATACAAGAATGGTAACACGTATTATAGTATCTGTCAAGAGGGGTTTAGAGCAATTTTCAAAACTCGTTTAGGCACAATTTATCATCAAACAAAAAAGAGGGGATTGCTCCCCTCCGTGCTCTGTGCTCTGAGTTATGCGCTCAAAAGCTGCTGCACGCGATGAATGATGATCGCCAATTGCGCGTATTCCCGCGATTCCTGAGGGAGCTTCCATGCGCTTTCGACTCCGGTATGCTCTGCAATTTCCTCGCTGTATTGTTCCAGAAAATCAGCGCGAAAATCAGACTCGGACATAAAACGCGCATTGTACTTTGCACGCCCCGTGCTTTCGCTCTGGGGGAGCATTTCCCCGATAATCTCCTGTGCGCAACTTTCGATTGCAAGCTCACTCGAAACGATAATGTTTAATGCGAGTCCCATGATGCAAGCTCCTGTTTGTGTTTATGCGATACAGGAATGATAGCACTTGTTATAGTATCTGTCAAGCGATTTAAGGCGTTTTTGCGCGGATAGCCTATACTTCCCACGTAACATCCTCAGGAATCGCGAAAATCGGCTTGCTGCGCGCGTTTTTCACCATATACAGCGCACGGATAATGCGCACCCGTTTGAACACGCGCTCTTTTTCATCGAATGCGCCTACCGTTCGTGTTTCTCCCTCTGCCAACATGCGCCACCCTATGCAGAGCATTCGTGTGGGAGCAATTTCGACTCTGCGCCATTCGGTTGTCGTGTGCGAGTAACGCGGTGTGCCCAGCACGTCAATGTAATGCGCGATTCTGTGCTTAATCAGAATCGCGCTCACCTTGCCCCAGATTGCGAAATGATCCATCTATGCTCCTGTAACAGTAGCCAGCATTCGCTGATTGCGCGTGCTGTGTTCCCCTGCGCAAACGCTGTTAAGTTGCGCTCATGGTCAATCAGTTCAACGTCTTTTCCGAATATGCGAACCTCGCAATTCCTGCACAGTGCCAATGCCATGTTTATGTTTTTTGCCCACAACCCGAATTCCCAAAACACATAACGGGGAGATGAGTTGCCATCAGGTACGTCAATTCCCGTTACAAGATTGTCTTGATTATCTAACATTTCAATTCGCACATGGCTGAAATGCTGGGTTTGTACAATCCTGTTCCCTACCAGACGCGCAATGTGATAATTGATGCGCGCGTCTGGCCAAGATGAATATTTTTTCACGGTCATCCTTTGTGTCACTCCGCTTCAAAACAGAATGACGTAATTCGATGTCGTTTGCAGTCTGTGTCAATTCTACACTGTTCGCCATCGGCAAGAATTGTGATAGAGCGGTTGTCGAATTTTAGGACTGGCAAGGGGCTGGGGGAAGCGAACACAATATCCCCCTCCGGTGTATCAAGCTGCCCTCGCACACTGATACGCACTGCGCTGCCGTACAGCTCCTGAAATGCGGCAAGCTTGCGCTTAAATGCCTGCATATCGACTGCGCCAACAGGTACGCGATAGGTATAATACTCTGGCATGGCTGTCCCCTCCTGTTATGGCTGCTCCGCTAACCATGTGGCAATCGCATAGCGCAATGACGAGTCCAGATTGTGCGCTTCTTTTTTCGTGTATTCTACAGGATCAACACGCGCGCTTTCATCCCGTGCGTCAAGCCCCGACTGGACGCACTTTACGACTTCCCAGAGCAAACGCAGTTTTTCAGCGACAGTGCTCATGTCAAGTTCAACGCCGCGTTCATGGGTTTGCCCAATTGAACCTAGTGTAAACTTGTCGGCTGTAATATCGGGGCGAATATACCCTAACGCTTTACCGTACATAGGACTATTGTTATCAGACTGTGACTGCTGTACAGTCATGACCCAGAATCTGCCGGAATGCACGTAGACGCAGAGGTAATCGCGCGAGTCCATTTCTACGCGCGCTTTGAACCCCGTGTCGCGCAGCAGGTCATTCAGCGCTTTCTGTAATTTTGGAGCACCTTCGTTTTTGAATTTCTCCTGAGCAAGCAATGCTTTTGCAAAAGCTACGGTGACCGCTGCGCTTTGTGTCATGTCGTGCGCTACGCAGTACGCGAGTCCCTTTGATGTAGGGAGTACCTTAAAGCGCTCAGGATCGTTAAGCTGCTGCACGTTGGGGAGCGAAACATAGCCCCCTTCCAGCAAGCTCTGGAATTCCGCATAGTCGAATTCCCTTTCGAACATCATTTCGGGGGTTAACTTGTATTGCGTGTTTCCTCCGTACACGACTGCGCACCAGCGCTTAAAAAGCCGCTTCAACGCGCTGTGTTGATAGTGGGGAAGTTCTGGAAAATCGTCTTTAGTGAGCTGCATACTGTTTTCTCCTGTTAATGTGAGTTGTGCGAAGGGGAGCAACTAATTGCCCCCCTTTTATCTCCGGTCACACTGCCTTGCCCGTGCGTTAAACTCTGAAAGCAGCATCGAAATGTGGCGCGTTTTAACCCCCTCCCTTTCGACTGTGCAGTTTACTACCCATGCGCTCCCTGTAAAACTCAGAGAAACGGCGCTGACGAGCGAATTTTCAGGGGTGTGGTAATGCTCTGCGTACAATATCGGAGGAACATAGGCGCAGCGAGGGCACATACAATCCTGAGCGTGTTCAATTTTTCGGGGGGCATTGCCCCCCTTTGTGCGAGTGCTCCCCATTAAAAGCCGCCCATGATAAAGCTGTAGACCCAATATTGTTGAATGGTTTCGTTCAGTCCCCAGACGCACTTTGACCGCAGCGTCTTCCAGTTTTCGACGCCCAGCTCTGCGTATGTTGCGAAAGCACAGATTTCATTGGCACGATCCTTGATTGCCTTGTAGAAAGGATCGCCCTGCTGCCAGCCAGAGCGCGCAATCAGCTTTGCGTAGACGCGCGCTTCACGGCACGCCAGCTTATAGGACTCGCGCGCTGCGCTGGTATGATCCTTTGTCCCTGTGACCACCGTATGCACGCTTACGGAGTGCGGAACCTGTTCGCAGTCCAGTGTGACGCGGCTGCTGAATCCCTGCATTTTATTCAGCTTCATTGTGTGAACGTGTGCGCTGTGGGTAAACATGTGTAAGCTCCTGTTTGTGTGTGTGCGATAGATGAATGGTAACACGTAGTATAGTGTCTGTCAAGAGGGGGTTTTTACTCCCCCTCCCCCCAGTATCCAAACTGGACATACCCTACAAAATTGACATTGCCGAAAAAGTTTTTAGAGACTTATTATAGTATCTGTCAAGAGATTAATCATGCAATCTTGTTACAAATTGGTTAGAATCTCCGTTGAACTTGCCCCTGCATAAAGAAAATTTCTTTTCATGTCTTGCCCCTCGCGTGTAATATGGGGAAAACAGGGAGTTTTAAGTCGTGAAACAACCGGAAAAGCGCACACAAGTCACATTTGAGATGATTTCAGAGCTAGGGGCAGACACTTACCCTGATGTGCCAACTTCCCCTGAGGTCGATATTGCCGCGCTTACCGCTCCTGATGTGGCAGCAGGCAGTGAACCGATGTTCGTCACACTGCCCATTTTTCAGTCAGACATTCTCAGCCGCAATGGCATTTTCTACGATAGGAAATGTGCAGAGGCTGTGTTGTCTGCGATTAATGACCGCCGAATCGGAGGGCAACTAGGGCATATCCCGCTTTATGATCGTTCGTATGTGTTTGACACTTTTAACGTTTACTGGGTTGGCGCGATTATAGACAGCGGTGGGAAAGTCTGGGGCAAGTTCTATGTGCCCACGACTGAAACACGGCTGCGGGAATACATCAGGGTATCCCTCGCAACCAACGCACGTATTGGCACAAGCATCTATGGTTATGCGGAAGAAATCACAGAGGACAACCGCGCCATTGGGTTGTATGTTGAGCAGATTGACATGGGTCATCCAGACCGTTTAGGCGTGCCGCTTGCGGCTGCTTTACCGAAAGTTACAGGAGAATTGGTTAACATGGACAAGGATAAAGTGAACACCCCCAGCCAACAAGACGCGCCGACGACTCCCGCTCCGGTTCAGCAGACCGCACCGGAAAGCGCAGACTTGGCAGAAATCAAGCGCAAGAATCAGGACTTGCTGGCAAGCAATCAGGAGCTGAATTCCCGCAATCGCGCGCTGGTCAATCAGGCAGCAGACGCCAACAGCGTTCGTGAGCTGCTGAATCTCACAGAGGGAGTTGACCTCGTTAGCTCCGTGCGTTCGCTGCGTGACCGCGTGGGCGAATTGGAAGCGGAAAACGCGCGGCTGTTGAATGATCGTATTACCTCAGAGGTGGACTCGAAAGTGCGAGTTCCAGCCGTGCGCCCTGTGGTCGTCGCAATGGTCAAACAGGAAAAGCCTGTCACGATGGCGCAGGTTCAGAGCGCAGTCGAAAAAGTCATTTCGCTGGACTATATCAAGGGGCTGTTGGCAAACAGCGCTCAGGCGCAGATGGGGCCGCCCCCTCCTGTACCTGCGAACCTGCAACCGACTGGCACGGCTGGGGCAATCAACATCCCTCAACGCCCAACCAGTCACTAACCACAATCGCATATGCGGGGGAGGAAACTCCCCTTTTTCGTAAGTCAGATTTAACAGGGGATTCTAAAAATGGCAACAGGCGATTTTCACAAGGAAAGCGATGGCGAAAGCGTTACCCTCGCATTACAGTACACCACCGCTGTAGGCGTTGCGTACATTCGAGGATGGCTGGGTTTGCTCACTCGCGCTGGCGACTCTGGCGACAACCGCGCGCTGGAAATTGAGGGGGAATATCAGGTTACAGTTCCCAGCGGCTTGACCGTCAACGTGGGCGATGTAGTCTACATTGACACGACGGCAATCAGCGGAACACACGTTCCTCCTACTGGCGCTTACGGCACAAGCTCAGGGGCAAATAAAATCCCCTTCCTAAAAGCTACGGTGGCAAAGGATGCAAACAACGTTGTTGTTGGTATCCTGAATCCAGACGGTTATAAGTAACATCTAGCCAGCATCAGCCAGCACATATAAGAGGATTTAACGCAATGTCAACAGCACCTATTCAGCATGTAAACGAACGGCAAGGGCGGTTCGCCTTTGTCGATAAGTCGACGAAAGCGGAGTCGTGGGGAAAGTCGTCATTCAAAGAGGGCTTTAACATCAACTCTGAACTGCGCATTGTCCAGCGCGGCGGGGTCGCCACCGCAGAATTTCTGGGCACTGGCGACTTTGCGAATGCGTTCTTTGAACGGCAGCGCTATGAGGTCGATGCGGGGCGCGCGTCTGAACCGCTCCTGTATGACCAGATTTATTCCATCACGCAGGATGACACCCTTCCCCGCCTTGTGTCGATCAACACACTGGGCACGACTGGGATTGTGTTTGAACGTGTTGAGGAAAACGGCGAGGTCAAGATGGCCTCCGTTGGCGAGGGAAGCAAAAGCGTAGAAATGTACCATTACGCGGTGGGACTGGAATACAACGAGGACTTGTTCATTTACAATGAACTTTTCCGGTTGCCAGTGATTGAACGCAATTTCGGGATTGCGTTTAATGCCATGATGAATCATGTCCATCTTTCTCCCATTCTCACTTACAGCTATGGTTCGGCCAACAGCACCGATGGCACTGCCTTGACTTACACGTCCACCCAGACTCTGCCTGAGCGCTATCTCCGCACTTTTGAGGAAGCGATTTCGGCGGCTGTGGGCGATACGACTAACCCGCGTCGTGGCCCTTATGTAATCCTCTGCGCCACCGCGAACGTGTTTACCATTGAGCGCGCGCTCCGTGTGGTCGCACAGCAAGGGTTTGATGCGCAGTCGAGTGCAATTTCCCGCATTCAGGGCGTCATTGCCTACGACGGTGCTTCCCTTACACGCGGCTTAAAGACGACTTCCTACGCGGGGGTTAGCAGCGGTTTCTGCTACCTTGTTGACATCAGCAATCGCGACACGGATTTTCAGAGTTGGGTCAAACAGCCCTTGCGCGTCCAGCGCGGGGAAGGGGATATGTCGCGGTTCGTGGTTGAAAAAGTGGTCTTTGATACGCGTTTTGGCGTGTTCGCTGATCCTGCCAGAGCGGTAGAAAACATTACACTGCCCACGATGGCATAGGGGTTTATGTTTCCAATTTCGGTATATAGCCCCGCAATTATGAAGGAGGATAGTTATGGGCGATTAGCTTATGAGCTGGTTGCCGGACTATCCCCCCACCCTGTCAATCTCATTACGATGTACGGGGGAGCTATGCGTTACCCTGTCACCGGAGGATTTCTGCTAGGCTATCCTGATAAGTTCCACAAGTACGGGGTGTTAGCAAACTCAGGAGTGCGTGTTGCAATTACGATGTTTGAAAGCACACGGATTCCTGAAAGCTGGATTGCCCCCCTTAACGCGTGTAACGCAGTAATAGTTCCTGCGAAATTTCTGGAAAAAGTATTCAGGGATTGCGGGGTTACTGTACCGATACATGTCATTCCTCTGGGGATAAGCGCAGCCTATGAACCGATTGTGCGAGGGAGCGCGAATCCCTACACGTTTTTGACCATCGGTGACAGGGGATTGCGCAAGGGATGGGACTCTGTGCTCTTTGCGTTTGTGGAAGCTTTCGGGGCTAGTGACGATGTGCGGCTGATTATCAAGGCAAGGCCGGGCAGCATGAACGTCACATTCACGAACCGCAATGTAACGGTTATCGAGGAAGATTACACCGACGAACAGATGTGTGACCTGTTTGGGCGTGCGCATTGTATGGCGTTCATGGGCAGAGAGGGCTGGGGTCTTCCCCCTCGCGAGTTTGCAAAAACGGGCGGGTTAGCTCTTGCACTGAACTGGGGCGGGTTAGCTGACGATATAGAGCAATGGGGCTATCCGGTTAATGCGTGGGAGCTTGTTCCCGCGTGGGAGCACGATCCTGTATTAGAGGGCAACAACGGGAACTGGGCACAGGTTGACGAAAAACAACTCGCTCAAATGATGCGCTTTGTTGCGAACAATCGTGCGGAAATGGCACTCAGGGGCATGGCAGCATCCTACGCGGTCAGCAGGCTTTATTCGTGGGAGCGGTTCGCAAAGTCCTGTTTAGCCGTATATGAGGCAGAAAGCGCAAAAGTGTATGGCAATCACCGAACTGCTGAGGGCGCGACTCCGTCTTGATCTTGGCGATAGTGGGAGCACTCCTGTATTCCCAGATGTTGAGGTCGATGACGCTTATGCGCGCGGTGAGGAAAAGTATGGCACTGGCAGCGCGGCTTTAGAAGTCGTTTTTGCTTATGCGCGCGTCGTGCTCATTAAACAGCTCAGAGCAAGCAGCGCGCGCATGGTCACGTATCAGCAGAATCAATCCAGCGAAAATCTGAGCGATGTTCAAAAATTCCTTAAGGCACTGAGCGATGAGTTTGAAAGCGCTCTGAAAAAAGCGGCAGACGAGTTTACTGCTGCGCAGTCTGGGGGAATTCGGTTCGGGGGAATGCGCGGGGGGAAACCGCACCGCGTCAAAGAAATCCCCAGTTAAGGGAAGCTCATGCCCGATGTGTCTGCATTTTGGAGTGGTCGCGATAAGCTTACAATTGAAGCGCGCGCAGAAAATGCGTATGCGCTCATTTTACGCGATTCTACGGACATTGTGATTACACGTAGGGCAAGCGCAAATACACCTAAAGAAACGCTTCCAGCGCAGACTGTGCGCATAGAATTTAATAATGCTCAGGGGCTTGAAATCGGGGAAAACGGGAAAGCGGCAAAACACTCCTGTACGGTGTTCGGAATTTCAGGACACCCGCGCGTAACAGATACCGACATTAAGCGCAATGACACCTTTACGATAGGGGATGCAACTTATCGCGTGGTTGATGTGGTCATTAAGCGGGGATCAATTCAGGCAAGCGCAGAGGCATTGTCGTGACGACTGTAAACTGGACTGGACAACGCGAGATGCGCAATGCAATACAGCGCTACGGCGATGGCTGTTACAATGTAGCGGCTGATATTATGGAGTATTATGCTCCGCAAATTGAGGCCGATGCTCAGGAAACAGCGCCGTGGACAGACCGCACAGGGGATGCGAGGGCTGGGCTTTTTACGGAGGTGTTTTTTGAGGAAACACGAATCATTTTAGTGCTTGCTCATTTGATGGAATATGGGGTGTATCTGGAAACAAAATATGCAGGCCGTTATGCAATTATTTGGCCTACAATTCAAGGGTACGCCTTAGAAATTTTCGGGGCAATTATTGATAGCGTGGAATCATGAACACACTCCGTAGTGTACTCCCTTATGAACCTCCCAGCATTAACGCAATCATGGTCGCCATTAACGACATGGGGGTCAAACACCCCCAGCTCCCCCAGCTCAGGGAGCGCGCGATTGTGCTGGCAAAAAACAGCCACCTAGCAGTAAACGCAATCGCGTATTCATTCTGGCAACTGCTGCAAGAGGGGGTAGGGGTTACTGCACTCCTGAGCATGGACGAGAAAACGCTTATCGAAAAAGCCTTAATTGTACAGAGGGAATGGTATGGCAACGCTCCAAAGTTCAATACTCACGTTGCTGAATAGTACCCCTGCAATCTCTGCAATCGTTACAGGGGGTTTTTTTAACAGTGAAGACCTTCCCCCAGACGACGGTGGCTGGGACTTTGCGCCAAAAGCGGTTGACGATCCTGATACGATTCAGGTTTTTGGCGTCGTGCGCTGGGCAAGTGCGGTGCGAGTAGGCCCGATAGGATTAAGCGCACGGTCTAGGGACTGTGAAATTTACGTCTATGCCCCCATTGGTTACGACACGATTGACAGCGTGATTAATCTGATTGACACGTTGTTGGATCAGCAGATGTTTGTGACCGATGATTACGACATGGCTCACTTTGACATGACTTTGCAATCAAAGGGAGTCATGGCGCAGGAGTACCGGAATTCACCCTGTCGGTTCGTTCGTTTTGCGTGTACGCAGATTAAGCATTAAGGATTAACAATGGCGATTCAGTTTGGTGATGTGACTTTCCTGCTGAAAAAATTGCAGGTTGCGACTCTTTCCGCAGCAGGGACTTACGGAACTCCGGTGACACTGGACGTTGCGCAGACTCTGGAATTCAGCCCGAAATTTGACACAGACTTGCTTAAGGGGAACGGCTTTTCCCTTGAAGCACTGGCGGTCATGACGGATATGGAAGGGAAAATCAGCACAGGCACGGTCAACCGCACAGCCGCCGCGATTATGTTCAACTGGGCAAACCAGACCACAGGAACTACGCCGAACCGCAAGGTGACTGTGAAGCTACAGGCGGGGCTGGTGCAGCCTTATTTCGGAATGCTGGGAACGATGATTGGCCCACAGGGGAATGACCTCGTTATCGGCTTTTATCGCTGTCTCGCAACCTCACTCCCTGCGTTTACAGCAGAGCAAAACAAGTTCCACTTGCCGGAAATTCCTATCATGATGATTGCAAAGGATGAAAACGCAGCAGTCATGCAATGGCAGTTCCGTGAGTATGGCGCAGCCAGTGTTGACATTACTGATTTCAACACATGGTTCACGTAGTCGATTAACCCTTTAGGGATAACGCAGGGAATCCGAACGGTTCGGAATCTGGGTTGACAGTTTTCCCAGAATAGCCGATTGTAGGAGTCTCTGCGTTAACCCGTGTATATAGTCCTTCCCTATCTGCTAAGGGGTTGGCGCAGAGCTTTTGTGTTACAATAAACGCAGCAGATTAGATAAGGGAATGGAAATGACAACTCGAAAACGAGGGCAAGCCGCAGCAAAAACACCTCCTGTGTCCAGTGCGCAAGACTGGGCAGCCCTGATTGCGGCACAGGATGTTACCGAAACGGTTCAGCTCCCAGAGTCAAAACTGTATGTGCGACTGCGCAGACCTGATGTGCTGGCAATGATGTTAGAAGATGGTTCGCTTCCCGATTCGTTATCGGGCAGAATTGCGACTGTCATTGACAACACAGGAGCAGCGCAGGCAACACAGGATAACCCCCAGCTTACAGCAGCAGACCTCGCAAAACTTAAACCCTTGCTGGATCGTGTATGCGTGGAGTCATTCGTTGAACCACGCATCGGCTTAGCGCTGGATATAGAGCGGAAAATTATCCCGCTTTCAGCGGTCAGTCTGGTAGATCGACTCGCGGTTTTTAACTGGTGCTTAAAGGGAAAAGCCTCACGGATGGCCGCATTTCCTCAAGGACAATCGCAGGGAAGTGTACACCCTTTATTGCATGGCAAAAGACTACGGGCTAAGACCTAGCCAGATTATCAGTCGTGCATTCGCAAACGACTGGGTTGATTGGCAGTTTGATCGTGCCTGTCTGCTGCTGGGGCGTACTGTAGATAATCGTCTTAAGGAAAAGAATAAAGACGGTTCGCCAAAATACAAAACGTTGGACGCAGCGCTCCGGCTTACACCTAAGACGGTGGGGTCAATAGAGCAATTTATGATGCTCTTTGGGGGATAGCGCCAGCGATAGCAGACAGGGCTTAGAATGGCGCTTGGTGACTTCAATCTAGGAACAGCCTACGGTGCAATTGTTATTAGCACTGAGGGCATTCAAAACGCGGTTCGTGAAGCTCAGGGATTGCTTGACGGTCTGGTTTCAGGCGTAGGGCAATCCCTTACTCAGTTTGGCGATCAAGTTGCCAACATCGGTCAAAACCTCACTCTTTTAACAGCTCCCATAGCCGCTTTTGGCGTTGCCGGAATCCGCGCAGCCTCTGACTTTGAAGGGGCAATGACGGAGATTTCAGCGCGCACCGGACTGGTTGGCGAGGATTTACAGCAGGTATCCGAATTCGCTCAACAGATGGGCGCTGATACCATTTACTCTGCACAGGAAGCG